ACTGTAATTTCTATAACCAACCCATTTAGATCCATCATGAATCATGATATCAACTTCATCAACTACATTGTTATACCACAATGTTCCATCTGCTGGATCAGTTGTAGGAGCATTATTTCTTGCTTCGTAAACTAATGGCTTCCAATTGGTACCTATATAGGAGAATGATCCATCAGAAATAGTGTATAAATTGGCATTCGTAGCAGTGAAAATACCAGATGTTACCCATTGAGAATCAAATTCAACGTCACCACCTTTTAAATGTGTTACAGATAATTTTTTAGTTACATTGTCATAAGATATAGAAACATTTGTCAAACTATTGGCTAACAATGTAGGTAATCTACTTGCTACACTGGTGGTTGTACTAGGAGCTACAACAGCAGTAACAGTTGCTCCCCATGTCCAAGTATTATTAACTTTTACAGTTTCTCTTATCAAAAATGTAGAAGTTGAGGCATTAGTAGCTTCAATGGCAGAACCAGAAGTTATAACTGTGTTACCAGCAGCATTTCTTCTCCAAATTTTGAATTCAGCATCAAGATCAGTTCCTTGAACTGCGGGATCAACTTCAGCAAATAATGAGCCTACGGCTATATTTGTTCCACCACCTGCTAAATCGTAACCATCTATGGCTTTTAATTTATTGCTATATATAGGTGTTGGAACTGAACCCCACGTTTGAGTAGAACCATTATAGTATTTTACACTATAATTGGCACCTCTACTTGGAGTAGTAGTTTTAATCCAAACACTTCCAGTTACGGCACTATTACCTGTACTGGTCGTAAAGTCAGGATATGCTGTGTGAGGAGCTATTGCTAGTTTTTTACTACCATTGAAATTATTTTGAACAACAACCCATGAATTTGATGTGGCCGATGTTTTATACCAAACTTGAAATGGTGTACTTGCTACAGCATAAATCAAGTAGTCACCCTGTGCTCCAAATGAATCCAGTGGAGTTCCACCAGAAGCAGCAGTGCTTACATTGTCGTCATTAATAATCAATGGGGTTTTTACTGTAAATTTATTTGTTACAGCATCCCATTCATTTATTCCATACAATGATGAATCAGTGTCAAACCAATATGTACCTGCTACTGGATCACCTGTTGGGGCATCACTAGAAGGAGTCAATTGATTTAAATCAACGTCTGCTCTTACGATAAATGCTCTTGAACTTGCTCCCAATACACTATACGCAGCTTGTAATCCATATTCATTGACTTCACTACCATGAACAGGGTTACCAGTAGCGTCTGTATAGAAAAATGGAGTTCCATAAGTATCTGTTAAGTCTCTTTGACTTGTTATAACATAAACTTTACCAGCGTTTGCTGCTGTAGTTCCTAGTGCTGTTCCATTACCGGAAGCGTTACTTTTATCTTGCGCAGAAGTTACAATAATTAGCGGCACAGTTCCTGGTGCTGCTGGAGTGTAAAAACTTTCATCTATAACTTGTACTTCTACGCCTGGTGATCCTAGTGCCATTATTAATCTCCTTAGTGGACTTTTTATATATTTAGCAACTAATTTAAAAAATACTGGCTTATAGAAAATAGTTTATTAATAAATATAAATGAAGTTATTTCGTTTGTAATTTTACAATTTCATCTATTTTTTTATATAAATCTACCAACGAGCTATTATTTTCAACTGTATAATCGATTTTAGTTCCTACCCATTCCCATTCTGATGTATGTATTCCTCTTTCAATCATTTTTTCTTTAGCGGAAACATCACCTAAGTTTGCCAATACAGCATCATTAAACCAATCAGGATCTTGACCTCTTTTTATCCTTATTACTACTCCATTTTGATTTTTTATAGATTCTAATTCATTAATAAAACGAAAATCACTAATAACAATGTCCAAAATATTATTCTGTAATTTTTTTTCTAAACTAGCAATCCAAATATCTTTATGAAATTTATCTCTACATAATTCAGTGGCAAAATTTTGTAATACCCATCGAGGGGTTAAATGGGGGATGTTTAATCTTTTTGCCCACCATAAATCAACCTGCTCTCTCCATACTCTTGACTCATTCGTTTTTCCTTCTAATAAGTCTCTATCCCAATGAAAAATATGAGCAACTGCATTTTTGACAGAATCAGCAAAACTCTCTTTTTTAAATAAATGTTTATTTACTAGATATTCAGCAACCGAATCTTTTCCTGAACCAATAAAACCAACTAACGCAATAAGCATTTTAACTCCAAATTCTATTATTATAACACATTTAATAATAAAAATCAAGAGTTCTAATTTTAGCCAATAACAAATGTAAGAGGTGTATCACCAGTTTTGTAATTAATTAGGTCGGTTTCTAATATATCTAATTCAGCTTTAGCTTCAGCTTTTAAAGCAGCGCCATTTAAAGATGTTGATCCACTAGGGCTAGCAATTTGAGAGAATTTTTCGTATGCTTGACCTAAAATCATTTTAGCAGTTGCTAGGGAATAATCCTTAACCCATTGTCCCGAATATGAATCTTGAAGAATAATAAAATCAGGCTTGTAATTATACTGCCAAACTAATAACTCTTCTTCTGCGCGTGGTCTCTGCATTATAGTTAATAATTTCGTAGTTCTATTAAAATTAAAATTTATATCAGAACCAAACATTTTACCAACTTGTTTTTGATAACTAGCAAAAGCATAATAGGTCGCCAAACCACCCATATGTGTAGAGGTTAGTAAGTAAGTATTTGAATAAGCTAGGTTAAATGGTTCAAAGATAGTACCACCATCACCACCACCCGATCTACTTCCGATGGATCTACGAAATAATTGTCGAACCTGCATTACTTCCTTTGGCAATATATATTCATTAACATCAACTTGAAGTGTTAAAAAAGCGTAGCTTTCCTCAACAGCATTACTACTTCGTTGACGATATTTTGCTAATGCTTTATCAATTGCGATATTGTAATGAGAAGAATCAAGCTCAACATCTACCATACCATCTGCGAGCATGGTGGAAATATATTTTATTACCTGTTCTCTTTCGTGTTCTGTTTCATTCATAACTATATTTAGCATAAATATATTACTATGCCACGATTGTCACTATATAAGCCGCAAAAAAGTAATGATTTTAAATTCTTAGATAAGATAATAAATGAAGAATTTCAAGTCGGTGGAACCGATATATTTATTTATAAGTATCTAGGTCCGGTAAACCCTGTTGAAGGTGAAAGTTCACCATCATTACCAACTAATACGAATCCAATACCAGAATTAGGTATTCAAGATTTAATATTCATGGAAAATCGTGATAGACATTATGATCCTGACATATACTCAATTCGTGGAATTTATACTATGCAGGATCTAGATTTAAATTTAAGCCAGTTTGGATTATTTTTACAAAATGATAACGTATTAATAAATTTTCATTTAAGAAATATAGTCGATGTTCTTGGAAGAAAAATAATGGCTGGGGATGTACTAGAATTACCACATTTAAAAGATGAATATGCGTTAGATGACAAATTGGTTGCGTTGAAAAGATTTTATGTTGTTCAAAGTGTATCGAGACCAGTTAGTGGATTTAGTCAAACATGGTATCCTCATTTAATAAGAGCTAAATGTGCTCCGTTAGTAGATAGTCAAGAATTCAAAGAAATTCTAGATACTGACTCTGGTAATAACGATGGGAGTACTTTACGAGATTTATTATCATCATATCAAATCAGTATAGAAATCAATAATCAAGTTATCGAACAGGCAGATTCAGACGTTCGTTTAAGTGGATACGAAACAAGACATCTATATGTATTGAGTATGGACGAAGATAAACTAATGAATATAGCTGATGTTTCTGATACCGAAACAGATGTAAGTTCTGTTAATATTGATGCGAGCTATGTTTTACAAACCCCAACTAGAAATTTATATGTTGGATATTTGACTGGTGATGGAGTACCACCAAATGGAGCACCATATGATTATGGAATATCTTTCCCCAACAATCCAATTAATGGTCAATATTTTCTGAGAACAGATCAATTACCAAATAGATTATACAGATACGAAGGAACGAAATGGGTTAAATTTGAAGATAATGTAAGAATGACTCTTAATAATTTTGGTAATGAAGACTTAGTTGGTATAAATTCTGGTAAGGATAAACGTTTAACACAAAAAACAAGCTTCATTAACAATAATAATACAGCAACTATTGCTGGTTCTGTTGTTCAAGAACGACAGGCATTGAGTAAAGCTTTAAAACCTAGAGCAGATGTATAAGGTAATATTATAATGGATTGGTTTTATGACGCACAATTAAGAAGATACCTAACTCAATTTATGAGAGTTATGAGTAACTTTGGTTATAAAGATGCTAAAGGCAATGTAGTAAAAGTTCCTGTTAGATATGGTGACACAAATAGACAAGTAGCAAGTATAATTAATAAAAATAGTGAAAACTCTATTACTTCAGCACCTTTAATAGCATGTTATATTAAAGATTTAAAGTTTGATCGCCCGCGTATGCAGGATCCGACATTTGTTAGTAAATTACAAATTCGTGAAAGAGATGTAAATGGTAATACTTATTTGAATACACAAGGCGCAAATTACACAGTCGAAAGAATAATGCCAACACCTTATACAGCAACTTTTAATGCTGATATTTGGACAACAAATTTAGATCAAAAGTTACAATTATGGGAGCAAATTGTTGTACTATTCAATCCTAGTTTAGAAATACAAACAACTGATAATTATATAGATTGGACAAGTTTAAGTTTACTTGAATTAACTGATCAAGTTTGGTCGAGTAGATCCATTCCACAAGGTGTTGAAGACACTATTGATATTATGACATTAACATTTGTGGCACCAATATGGATCACTCCACCTGCAAAAATCAAAAAACTAGGAATAATAACTAAAATTATATCGAACGCAACAATATTAAACAATTCTGAAATAAGAGATAATTATTCTGATGTAAACTCAGAAATAATTTTTGATGAAGTTGACTCAAAAGTTATTGTAACACCAGGAAATTTTGAATTACTTGTTCTAGATAACGTAGCTACTCTCGTTAAACCAAATGGATTGGGTGATGATATTGACATCAGTTTACCTGAAAATAGAGTATCTTGGTTAAAGCTACTTGACAAATATTCTGGAAAATTTAAACCTGGGTTGAGTCAACTAAGATTATTAAAACAAGACAAGAATGAAATAATAGCTTATATTACATTAAATCCAAATAATGAAAGTCAAATGTTATTGAACATAGACAGTGATACAATACCAACAAATACAATAATAAGTGGTAAAGGAATTATAGATGCTATTGTTAATCCTTTAACTTTTAATCCATCAAATAAAATTTCTGGTGGCAGATATTTAATTTTAGAAAATATAAACGTCAATGACCAGTTTGATGAAATAGGTTATGATGGACCTGATGCTTGGAAAAATTCGGACAACAGTGATTTTCAAGCATATGCTAATGATATTATTGAATGGGATGGAAACAGTTGGGATATTGTGTTTGATTCATCTGAAAATAATAATACAACATACGTAACAAATTCTTTTACTGGGGTTCAATACAAGTGGGATGGATCATCGTGGTCAAAAAGCTTTGAAGGGGTATATTCAAACGAATTATGGAGACTAATTCTATAAAAAAAATACTATGTAGTGGTGGATTATTTTTGTCTAGGGAATCAAAAAGATTTTTATTTTTACAAAGATCGCAAGGAAAAACAGCTAATACTTGGAGTTTAGTTGGTGGAAAGAAAGAAGATAGTGATCAAACATTAATAGATACGCTGAATAGAGAAATATTAGAAGAAATAACTATTCAACCTAAAATAAAAAAAATTATTCCCCTTGAAGTTTTTGTATCTAATGATTTAAATTTTCAATATAACACATATATTCTTTTGGTGGACAAAGAATTTGTTCCTATTTTGAATCATGAACATAGTGGTTATTGTTGGTGTGATTTTGGTTTTTGGCCAAAACCACTCCATCAAAATTTGAAACCACTTTTAAATTCAAAGAACAATAAAATCAAATTAAAAACAATTATTGAAATTTTTAATTAAATTTTAAGTAAATGTGGCGTTCTAGGCCCATCCTTAATTGCCACCAACCACGCGGAAACGACACAAACATTTAAACTTTTTAACCATTCATTCGGAAACCAAGTTTCTGTTCTAAATGATTGAAATTTTATATCTTTATTACGTATAAATTGCGCAAGGTAAGCATCTGTATAATACAAGAAACTATTCTCGTTCCAGTAACTTACATGAGTTGGGTCTTGGAAAGCTCCTCTACCATCAGTACTCGGAACTTCAATGAAAGCCCATCCACCATGACACAAAACTCTGTGTATTTCTCTCATGCTTTTGATTGGATCTTTAAGATGTTCTAAAACATGACTTGCGTTTATGACACCAACACTGTTATCTGGTAATGGAATTCCTTTATCTAAATCCCAATTTATTAAAGCACCTT